ATTGGAGTTGTAAAGTTGATTATATGACTGTCTTAATGCATCCAGCCCTTCTCTAGCTCCCATTCCGGAAGCTTTAAAGTTATCTATAAGATGAATAGCTTGATCATTGGTGAGACCCATTTGATTAGTCATTAATATTGCAGTCTCTAGTTGATCGGCATTTAATCTAGCAGAAGTCCCTGTATGCTTAGTAAACTCTAATTGAAATTTGACTAAAGGTTGAATATCGGTACCAACAATAGACATGCTTTTCTGCATCTTGACCATGTTCTCTCTCATCTGGTATCCTGCGTCTCTACCTATATTCATAGACCTTGCTAGATCTACTGCTTCTTGATCAGCACCAAAAAATGCATACTGTATAGCTTCTGCTACGAAAGCCATTGCTTTAACTAGTACTAACCCTTTAGTAAATGCTTTGAGCATTGAACCAATACCTTTTAATATAGGAGTAAGAGTACTACCTAACGCAGATTTAGAAGTAGCCATTCCTTGTTCGGCTGTCTTTATAGTACTCCCAGCAGCAGAGCCGGTTCTTCCTTCAGTGTACCTATCAAGTCCAAATTTAGACAGACGTTCTCTTGTCATACCTTTACCTGATCTAAACTGATCCATAGATACAGGGTCTTTTTTCTGTTTTTTTAATTCTTTATTATAGTCTACTAATGCTTTAGTCATTCTATCTCGAAGATCAGCTTCTTCAAGTGCGATGATTTTCCTCTCACGTTGGAGTTCGTTAGCTTTTGAAAATCCATCTGTAAGATTTTGGTCTAACTTTAACATTTCAGATAAACCTCCTAGAGTCCCATATATGTTACGAGACATACTCATTGATTCATTTGAAAGCTGCTTATAGGTACCTCCTAAAGATTTAGCATGGTCAGATGCGTCAGCTAAATGTTGAGATTTATTTTGCAGCTCATCAACTTCTATACCTAGTAGTCGAACTTTATTTTTTTGACTAGCAGTTAACTCCTTATCATTTTTAGCTGCTTTAGCATAAATTTTATTTATATCTTTGAGAATATTTCGTCTCTTGGTTTCGTTTAAGCTTATTTGAGCGTTTAATTTAGCAGATTGTCCAATTAAATTATTAGCTTCCTTTATTAACTGATTGTTTGATTTAGTATTTTTTCTAGCAGTTTCCTGTGCCTTAGCGAAGTTATCTGCTGATCTGTAAATCTGAGCAAAATCTTTGTTGAACTCTTTGTTTTCCTTGTTCATGGAAACCATAGACCTCTGAATTTCTTTTAACGCGTCTCTAGTGTTTAATACATCTTGTATTTGTCCTTTAGAAAATGATGGTGCTTGATCTTCAGCCATAATTATATAGAGTTATATAATATAAATAGGAAGAGCTCTTTTATTTAGAGCTCCTCTTTGAAGTAAAATCTGGTTTAACGTTTGGTCCTTTAACTGGTGCTTCTGTAGAAGCTTGACCGCTAGCTTTTTTAGCTTGTTCAGCTAATTTATCCATATGTTCCTGAATAGTCTGGAAAGTAAACTTTCTTAGCCAAATCGGCATGTTATAAACTGTATGCCAGTCATATCCTCCGTTACCATGAAAAACTATTTCATGTATTTGTCGGAATAAAGCTGTTCTAGGTGGACAGGCTTGGGTAAAAAAACCCTATCCCAATAGGGATTGGAACCTCCTCACTCCCTGGACCGGCTGGTCTATGTGTTAAGTTAACATCAGGTTGAATTTCAGCATACTTTGCCCTCAGCCATCTACCATCTCTTGCAGTAAGTCCATTGTCTACAAAATCTCTTATAGTAGCGGCATCCGTTTCTCCGTTAATTGATGTAATTATATGCTTTAACCTAGTTGAATTACTATAATCAGAATCAGGTTCTATTTTTTTCTTTCCTTCAACTTCTTTATCTATTTCAGTTTGGTCTGAATGAGATAATAGTTTGATAGTTACTACATTATCGGTATTGGGTAATTTAAATTCAATACTATTCCCATTTTTAAATAACTCTTCATCTATGGATACATTTTCTAATTTAGATAAATCAACGGTATGGGGTTTTCCATCCCAAAAAATTGGATAGTCTTTTCCGTAAGCTAATATACGAGCAGCTACCATAAGAGCATTTTTATCTCCTACTAGTAATTCATTATAATTAATAGATTTATCTACTATTAAAGATTTAATAGTTCTATCTAATGCAGTACCGTCTTGAATATAGTTATTATTAGTAAGTATATCTTCTTCTCTGGCGGTCATATACTTCATTTCTATAGTACCTTTTTTAAGAGGAGAAGATTCAGGATATAATAATCCTTTTGAGGGTAGTTCTACCGTTTCGGTAGGTAAACTAAATTTTGACATAAACGTTTTTTACAACTTAAGGTTATTTTATATAAATATACGAATAAAAAAATTAGTATACAACAAAAAACCCGGAATAAATCCGGGTCTTTAAAATATGTATCTGATTTTAGTAGTTCAAGATGCAGTAATCCATATTCACAGTGATTGCAAGCTCTGCTGTTTCGTCAGTACTCCAATCAAATGATCCTTGGTTAAAGTTAGTAAGAAAAGCACCTTTAATAATCCACTCAGAAACAATGTCTCCTACAGGACCTAAAAGGTTTAGTGTAATATCTTTTTTATAGAAATCTGAATAACCAGCACGGCCGGTTACTGATTCATAAGATAAACGACCCCATTCCATTACTTGTTGTGCACCAGAAGGAGTAATTGGATCATATAACGTCATCGTCATTTCTCCCCATTCTCTTTTTCCTCTGATCTTTCTGTAAGAATTAATATGATCTAGTTTAATTGCATTGTCAGTAAAGTTAGGAGCAGATACGTTCTTTACCATGAACGATTCTATTCCATCTATTACCATATAAAATCTGTTCTGGACTTTCGGTTCGAAAGCTCTAAACATTATCTCGTTAGTATCTAATATTGCCATTTTGTTTCTTTATTATAAATATAGGTTAATAAAATTATCCTCCAAAAGTTGCACCAGTTGGTTCTAAAGTAAAGTCTAGAACTATAAACTCGGCAGTTTTAGCAGGTTGTATAAAGATCTGGCCAATCAATTGATTTCTATCGATTACGTCGGCTGTATTATTTGTGTCATCCATTACTACTCTAAACGCATATAATCCTTGTCTTTGTACTACTGAATCCAAGAATGGATTTACTGCAGCTAAGAATTTATTTCTAGTTGTAATAGTGTTCTGATCAAATACTAATGAATTAGCTTGATCGCCTACGAATTTCTTAAGTTCAATTAGCAGTCGTCTTACATTTACTCTGTCTAAAGCTGAAGCTTTTTTCTGTAATGTTTTCTGACCAAACACGGCAATACCTTGTCCAGGGAAAGTAGCAATTGGATTTACATTACTTGAATATAGAGTATCTCTTTCAGATCTTGTTAATTTTCTTTCTGCTTGTAGTACTGTTGGAATACCACCTCTTACTAATCCTGCAGGTGCAAACCATGGTGCTGATGCTCCATCTGTGAATGCATATACTCCTGGGATAGTAACTGATGCTGGTACATATACGTTTTTACCTGTCGCACTCCCTACTTGAACCCAAGGCCAATAAGTTGCTGCATACGAAGAATTAATCTCTGCAGCTTCAGATGTTACTGTAGTAATAGCTCCTGTTCCATGTGCTACTAAATCTACAACTGCTATGCAGTCTCCTCTTTGTTCAGCTAAAGAAATTAAACTGTCTGTTTCTGTTGCACCATTTAAAGCATGTGCATGAATTAATCCTGGTGCAGAAATAATATTAAAACTGTATTCATCTTTATTTTCTAAGATTGCAATAGCGTCTGTATAATCTGCTCCAATTAATCCTTGTGTTCCTGCTGTAGAATTGTCTACATCTTTGAAAAATTTAGCTCCTGCTACTACATTAGTACCAGCTCCTGCGGCAAATCCTCCTGACTGTGCAGTTGGTATAGAAGCTGTATAACTGTTTCCAGCAGTATCTGAATTAATTGTAATTCCGTCAGTTCCTAAATATCCTGCAGTCTGTTTGTTTACTGCTGAGATTCTAATATAATTAGATCTGTTTGGATATTCTCCATCTGAAGTTAAATAAGTGTTAGTACCGTCTGAAGTTTTAGATGTAGTTGAAGTACCTATTTGTTTTTCAATATAGTTATCTTCATTAGGGTCTAAACTTAGGTTACTAAATGTTTCTAGAATAACTTTATTCTTGTCATTATCGTCTCCTCTTCTTACTAAAAGAGAAAAAGTACCTTTAGCGGTATCTACGTTAGCAATTTCCCATCTGATGTTATCGGATGATCCACTCTTAAGTGATCCATTGCTCAATTCGTCTGTTGCTCCTACATAATCGCTACCTGTTACGTTGTTATATTGAATACCTTTCCCTAATGTCTCTATATTAAGTATTGAAGTTGCAGCATAAGTGCCTGATCCTGATATAGGAGTAGCTGTTGCTGCAGCCCAACCGGCAGATCCAGAAACAACTCTTGTTACCAATGCTGTTGTACCGCCTTGATCGAAGTAGTTCTTTACTGCTAGAGAGGTAAAATATTCAACAGAAGTAGAACCTGAGTTGAAAATTCTTCCAAATTTTCTGGTGTATTCACCGAACGAAGTAACTGTAGTTGGTTGTTCGATTGGCCCGGTAACTGTAGGACCGATAAATGCCGCTCCAACTGCTTGAGGAGCAGGGGATACGAATGAAATATCGTTCTCTCTTGTTAATATACCAGGTGAAATTATAGTCTCTGCCATGTTAAATTATTTAAGTGTTTTTATATAAATATCGTGAGTTTATCCAAACCAGCTGTAATAGTAGTGTGGTTGTCTACTTAAATAAATAGTGCAGAGAGTTGTAAAACTTTAGTTAATTAGAACTAATCTCACCTGTATTTACATCGATAGAGACGTTTCCATATTTCGATACTAACTCTTGTGTAAAACCATTTTCGAGTACTTCTAATTTATTGAGCTCATTAAATAAATTTTCTTTGTTAGTTTTTAATGTTTTTAATTGAACTTCAGCAGTACCAATATTGCTTAAAATAACACGACGTTTACTAATAAATGAATTGAATCTTGTTAATTCTTCACTTGTTATTTTTTTAATCTTTTTTTCTGACATTATTTTTAATTTATTATTATAATATATGGACTTTTATTCTGAAAGTAAACTTTTTAATATATTTTTTTCACGTAGAGATATAGCTTTATCGTCAAGTAGGTAATCAAAAGGTTGTTTTCCCATAACTAATCTATTATATTTTACTCCCCACTTATTTAGTTGATCTACAGTATGTTGATATAGGTTAGAGTATACCTTAGCTACGTCCATATTATAAGTAAACATCCCTCGAGCTGTATAAATAAAGATTTCATGTCCGTTATCGTATAGTTTATTAATTAGCTCTATATTATCAGAAATAGGTTCACAGTGGCTATATTTATTTTTACCTAGATGTTCTACTCCTTCTGGTCTAAAGCATAATGTATCATCTAAATCTACTGCTATAAGTTTAAGTTGTTGCTTCATAAAGTTGATCTAATTTTTCTTTTAATTTACTTTTTATTTTTTTAGTATAGTCTGGGAGTTTTATTTTGTGTCTGGTATAATGACCACATACTTTTATTACTTGCTCTTTATTATCGATATCAAAATTATCAGTTTGCCATCTTTTCCATTTATTAGACTTAACACTTAAGTTATACCATTTTTCTATATCTTTAGAGTTAAGCTCCTCTAATATAGCTTTTGTTTCTATTTGAGCTATTTCAGGACCTATATTTAAACTATCTAACCCATTTCTAAACCTAAACTTTATATCCTCAAAACTTAAATAATCACCGTTATGTTCTTTTGAAAGCAGATTATACTCTTTACATAGAGAGGTCATATGTGCGAGTCTGCTTGTGCTAAATTTACCGGTATTAACTTCGTCTACTAGGTCTATGCTTACTCCAGACTGTATGACACAGTATTTAATTCGGTTAAATTCTTCCTTGGTAAGAGACTTCGCAAGTTCTTCTATAAAAAATCGCATTTGATCTACGCTAAAGTACCTGATAGCCTGTTCTGTTAAAACTTCAAAGAATATTGAGCTGTTGATAGAAAAAGCTAGTTTAATAGCGTCAATGGTGTACTTTAGCCCTTCTACAACAGTAGGGTGTTTTACCCAAGGGTCAATATGTATTCCGTCAAAGTTACTACTGTCCACATAGATTGAATAGAACCCATCGTCTTGTGTAGTTCCTTGATTAGGTCCACTATGGTCTCTAAGTATAGGAACTTGTGAATTAACATACTTGTTAAAATTACGAGTTTTTAATTGGGTATAGCCGCTATTATAGTCAACCTGTCTTCTGGTAGGTATAAATCCAAAGATAGGAATGTCTTTAGAGAACTCAATTACTGAGTCTATAATATTAAGAGATATAGGACTTATAAAGTACTTTATATTCATAAAACTGTTTTATATAAATCGAATTGTGCTTCTGCTTGATACTTAGCAATCTCTTTTCCTACTGTAGTGTGAGGACGACCGTCGATATCACAATCAAAGTTTGCTGGTGTTGCATTAAAAACTTTATATTTAGCTGATAGTATATTGTTTATATTTGATCTAGTAAATACTTCATACTGCAATTTCTCTTCCTGACAATAGAACTGTATAGCTTTGCTAAAACCTCCATTGCCTATTATTGATACAGAATTAATATTATGTTTACTGAAGTATTCTCGGATTCCTATCCAATCTGTATTGTGCCCTACTAGTTCACCATTTACACTTAGTACTGTATTAACAGCATTTATCTTCTCAGCTTGTATGCTCAATGAATCTAAATAAGGTATGCATTTAATTTTAAGTGGCATAGATAAAGCAAAGCCACTAAAGCTTAAGGTTCTAGAAGAAGAGGTTATAGCTATAGGGTCTGTTCCTTTGAACGATTTATATATGGCGTTTATACCTTCCTCTTGGAATCTAGCATTAAAATAATTACAGCCGTTATTACCTGGTGTACTAGAGAAAGAACCGAAGACTTTAGTGTCTTTATTTATTTGCATACTGGGATAGTATAGTTATAGCTTCAAACCAAAGCATTTTACTAAAATTACCTGTATGCATAGGAGACATATTTAAATAAATCAACCCTGTAATAAGTTTTATTCTATCTAGGTCATATCCGTACTGCTGTACCAGGTATTCAAATTCAGCTTTTACAGTATCTAATACGCTTAAATGTCTGTATGTATACTCTACTGCAGAAGAACTTTCAGTTAATACTATATTATTCTCATTTTTCATAAGATTGTACGGTATTTTAATTCCACCGTACATTTTAGCTAAGTCGTAATATACGTCACCCGAAGTAGTTGAAGTACCAAAGTTTCTTCTCCAATCTATATATTTAAATTTATTGTTATTGCATACAATATTATCAAACTGTAAATCTCCGTGAAAATTAGAATTGAAAGTAGTATTATTAAGAATATTTAAATCTATACCTTCCAGTATGCTGGTTAAGTTAGGATAGTTATTTCCGTTAATATTATAATCAGTAGTACTATATTGGGTTCCGTTAGTCTCAATAAATTTTTCATATCTATTTTGAGTTTTAACTTGATAAAAATTAACAGTATCCTCTACGTTTGACTTTACTGCGTTTATATTTTCTAAATAACTTATAATAAAACGAGTATACGAACCAAAGTCTTCTTTACTATATAAGGTTTCTCCAGGCTCCCAATCGTAATATAAAAACGAATTGGTGTTTCCTACATTCTTAGGTACTAGCCCTTCTAAGTTATCTGCTCTGTTCTTTAGACTTAAAACATCAGACGGGCTGGGTATATACTTTATCATCTTACCGTTATCATGGTAAGTTAATTCTTGTGTTGTTTTATGAAGAGAAAGTGGTTTATCATTATAATGTAATCTAGCTTTTTCGAGATCATCGATATTCCCAGTATCAAACCATTCTAATTCTTTTCCTTTAATTTCTCCGTATGCTGATGGATTAAAAAAAGCATTAACTATTTCTCCATCTTTAATATTATTTTCTAGTTGTTGCCAAAATATACTATAATCTAATATTCCAGCTAATCCTATAAATGCTAAATCAAACCCGCTCTCTGCCTTATTAACAAACTTAGTTACTTTACCGTCTACAACTTCAGCTGTAGAATATTTTTCTGGGTAGGAAGTGTTGTGAAGACCCAACCAGTTACCATCTAAATAAGGTATATCACTTGTTAATAAACAGTCTACAGTCGTAATATAAAATGGACGTTGGAGATAATCCTTACACTGTATAGCAGATAACCCTGGACCTGAGTTATTACTGTCTATATCGTTAATTTCTACAAAACTAATATCATGATTTGGGAAGGCTATAGAGCAGTACTCTTTAATTAACTCTCCTTTATAACCTATAGCAACAACAAATTTATAGTTAGAAGGAAACTTTTTAATAATTTTAGATATTACTGCTTCATTGTTGACTGGAAGGAGTGCTTTATTAACACTATCGGTTAAGCTTTTGAGTCTAGTACCTTTTCCTGCAGATAATATCAATACTCCAGGTGTTTCGTGTTCACCTTCTATCTTACCATCTACTCTATTTGTGTCATCTTCTATTCTTATTACATCATCTACTTCAGGAGTAGATACTTCCTGTAGAACTATATCTGTAATAGCTATTACTCGATGTTTTTTAGGGGGAGTTACATTAAAGTATTCCCCTGCTTTCATTATTTTCTTCTCTACTATACCTTCATCGTTTTCCAACCATATTTCAGCTGTACCGGATATAATATAATTAGTTTCACGTTTAAATTCGTGATACTGGTAGGAAGTCTTGTACCCTGCATTTATATAGATACGTTTATAACAGTAACTATCGTTTAATTCGAGCCAAACTTCCTTACCCCATGGTTTAAAAACTGTTTTCATATAACTAATATAGTAAATTTACTTATAGTAGGCAACCTTCTAAGAAGTATTATTAGATAATTGGTTTATTTCTACCTTTACCTTTACCTTTACCTTTAGGATTGTTATAAGGGTCTTTATCGGGATTATCAGGAGACCAGTAAGGGAATACAAATGGATCGTCCTTAAATTCTTTCTGCATCTCTGTATGTTCGCTATGGTAGTGGTTATGGTTTTCCCAAATATCTAGTATATGTTTAGAAAAGTCTTTATTCCCTTTGAAGCTCCAGTGCATATCATTTATGTCACCATTAGTAGCTTCTTTTATACTTTCAAAGTCAAACCAACTATTTGTATTATAAATAAATGATTTTTTGCAATTTATAGATTTCACAATATTTCCAACTATTGTGTTTGCAAATTGGAAATGTTCTTGAATAAATGGTTCAAGGCAGTTGATACTGTACTTTGTAACATCGTCAAAAAAATTAGGAGATATAAAATTTAATTCATTTCTTGTTCGCTTATCTTCTTTGCTCCAATGTGCATGCATACTTATTATATGTTCTAATGGATCAGGGTCGCCCAAATTGTTTTTTGGAATACGGTTTTTCTTAAAGCCTACTAATCTAAGTGCATCGCTCATACCTACTACAATGTAATCTTCAGGTTTAATATTTTTTAACTGCTTAGATAAGTAGTATATTGTATGATAAGGACCAAAAGATGGTTTAGCATGATTAAATACCTCTAGTTTTAATTTCTTGCCTAAATGTAGTGAATAATGGTAATCTCCTTCTGTTTTATATTTATCGTAGTATGGTTCTCCAGCTATTGAAACTTCGCTTCCATAATCAAAAGAATCTCCAAACACCCAAAGTTTTCCTAAAGCCATTTATAGTCGTTTTTATTAGTTGTAATTTGTAACCTTACCCAATCTTCTTCGCTGCCTGGTACTTTACAGTTAGTCTTAAGTATAATATCATTAGGTAAGTTAGAATGTGTTATATGAATCCAATTGCTGCTTCCATTAATATATGGAATATTTTTTTCTTTACATACTTTTGCAACATAAGATCTAGTAATTTTTACTTTTTGAATATATTCTTCTACCTCATTATAACTATCTAAAATTAAATCTGCCCATTTGGCTGTCAATCCATTAATCTCAAACATAGGCCTGAATTGCTGAAGGAGTCTGATATTATCAGCACTAGCTGTAATAACTCCTAGCCTAATTCCAGCGCTGCCTAAGGCTTTTGAAAAAGTTCTACAAATAAATAAATTATTAAAACTACTCAATAGGTCAGCTGAGCTTCTGCATTCTGAGAATTCTATATATGCTTCATCGATCAATGTAGGGATATTTTTCTCTAATACTTTACTAATAAATTCAGGTATTATTTCTTGACCCATTGGAGAAGTAGGATTAGTAATAATTACTATAGTGTCTTTATCTATATAGGATAAAAATTCTTTATAGGGGATAGAAGCAGAGGTCTGTTTAACTTTTACTACTTCATATCCGTAAACTTCACCATATACAAAGTACATAGGAAAGCAAGGATCAAATATTACTAACTTAGAATGAGTTTTACAATGTGCTTGAATAAAGTACTCTATACATTTATCACTTCCGGTACCTAGAATTATATCTGAATAATTATAATGCTCTTTTAGTCGGGTGTATAAATTATTTAAATTAGGATAAAATTTAAGATCTGATTGGGTAATAGAGTCTTTAAATTTGTTAAATAACTTTTCGGACCAATCTTCATTTCTTTCAGATGCCTGTAACCTAAGCATGTCTACTGGTATATCTTTATTTAATGCTCTTTTTATCATTTATTAAAAAATCTTTATAAATATTAGTATTAGTCAACTTATTAATTTTATCTTTAAAAAACTTTAATGCAAAACTAGTTCTGAATGAGGTGTATTCTTTAAATTTATCTTCATCAACTTTTCTATTCATTATTCTTGCCTGTATAATTATAGATTTTCTGTCTGTAGCTGTGTTATTAGAACCTGAGCCGTGGACTAATAAATGGTCAAATATTAAACAGTCACCTGCTTTTAATTCAATGTTTTTAAAACGATTAGTTTTATTTAACTTATCTAATACCTCTTGTTTAATTTGTTTTTTATGATTAAAGTTATATCCTATAATGTCTTCGTGTTCTAATAGTCCGTATTTATGACTTCCCGGGGAAACAATTAGACAGCCGTTATCAATAGTATGATCATCTATAGCTATATAGACTTGTAAAAACTTATTAGAATCTTGTATCGAATATCCAGGAGCGAAAGTTTCAATAAGAGAGCTTTCCTGATGCCACTCTACTGGTGGTCCTATCCATTTAGATTTACTGTTAATAAGAAGGTGGTTAATAGTATAGTTATCCCCAATTATATTTGTTAAATGCTGTGTAAGAGCATCTCTCTTTAAGAAATAATTAAACCTACTATCTTTTATAAGGTTGCCGTACCCCCAAGGAGCATTACCGTTAGGTAACATTATTTTGGGAAGTAATTTACTAATATTGGAACGTATTTCTATTAATTCCTCTTCTGATAGTAGTTTCTTTATTTTAAGAAAACCGTTTTTAAAGTAGTTCATAATCTATACGTTTTACCAGCTCTGTATATAGGTCTTTACTTACATTATATGCGTGATTTATATCTAAAAGTCCATAAGTTAACCTATGGTCGTCTATAAATATACTTTCGAAATCTTTAATAGGATCTAAGTAAGAACAGTAATCTCTTAATATACAATATACAAATGGGAGGTTAATAGGATTAATATTTTTTTCTAGTAGATATTTTGCAACGAAATTAAAATTAGTAGTGTTTTTACTTATATCATAATAATCCATAAATATGTTCATGTTTTGAGAATTACCAGCAAAAAAAACATCATCAACTCTTTCATAATCTTTATCTATATTTTGAGGTATGTTTACTATTCCTAGATTGCTACTACTATTCATTAAATTATTCAGTTCATTATGTAAGGAAGATTTAGTATGGGAGGGTTTGAGAACTATGTCCGGTCTGGTGTTTATGACTAAGTCGTATTTAAAGTCGTTCTTTATCTCGTATTCTCTACGTAATTTATCTACTTCAAAAGCACTAATAAACTGTGGGTGAAATTTTAGATCCCAAACTCCATGCGATGGGTCTGGTTTTATGATAAAATCTGATTTAAGGGCAAGATTACTTTCTAGATCTTCAAATTTTCCTAATTTAGGTTTATATACTTCTTTAAACTTTTTCTTTTTAGTATACAACAATTCCCAACTTCCTCTCTTATTTAGAGATGATATTATTTTAGTACCGAGATAAGCAGAAGTTTTAACAGGTATTATATCGGCTCCATTCTCAGTATTCCAGCAATGGTAAAAGTAATCGACGTTATATTTGGCTTCAAAATAATGTTCAAAAGTTTTTTTATTTTCAATGCCGGTGCGTAGCATACCTCTTAAACAGATAGCCACTCTGGGTCTGTTATCTACCATACTTATAATTTATTTACTCTATTAATATGATTAATAACTGTTTCTGCTGCTTCTTTTTGACCTACTTCAGATGTATGCATAGAGGGCAAGGTATCGGGATACTTTAAAGCTAAATCTCCCCAACTTACTCTGACGTAATCTTCTACTGGTACTATATCTTGAATTTCTTCTTTTTCCATTGCAAGTAGGACAGGGATGTTTGCTTTTTTAGCTTTTAAATAAGAAAGCAGTAAGCAACCTACATCTTGTTTTCTCTGTATCTGGATGTCACTTATTTTAAGGTAGTAATCTCTCAGTAGTAGTAACCTTTCATCATCTTCATTAAATTTTTTATAGTAGCTACCAGAAGTATCTTCTTTTTCTAGTAACCTATCAGTATATTCAATCACTCCGTGCCAGTTTTCTGTATTTAACGTACCTTTATATTTTGGATTGTTAATGTAGGGATGGGGTATAATTTGATGGTAAGTTCCAGGTCCGTATGGAGGGTACTCATGGTAGTTTACATCTAAATTGCTTATTTGTACATTATCCCAAGAACCAGCTGCCCTTTTAATATGCTCCTTATATTTAAAGAAATTTGTACGGTGTTCACAAGTATCAGAGATAATAAGTAGATCTATATCTTTAATATTTTCTATAGCATAATCTGCTTGTAAAGCTATAGAGTAATTGGTACTGGATCCTTTAGCAAAATTTACTACTTCTCTGTTATATTCTTTTGATATAATAGGTCCCCAAGCATCATTTAGCAAATCTTTTACCCCAATTCCTATAGAAAATGAATCGCCACATATTATTATTTTTCCCATACTAGTTAGATTTATTTACTTCTTATTATATTCTCTTTAAGGTATCTAGCTATTTCTTCTGCCCAAATTTTATGTGCTTCTGGGTTAGGGTGAAGTCCGATATAAGGGGATTTAAGATTATTCTGTATAAACTCATTAAAAGTACTTACAGTTTCATTTTTTCTATAAAAATTAGGAGTTTTAATTTGGTCCCAAGATTTTTTCCAATCAAAAGTTTTAATTGAACGTTCCTTAGTAGTCTCGCTATCTATACAGTACCCTACTTCAGTTAAATTATCGATCAATTCAGTAAGATCTTGATTCCATGTACTGACATGTGAATCTTTAAACTGGTAAAATGAATTGTAAATTAAGTATTTAATATTATTTGCTATACAAAAATTTTGTAATGCTAAATTATCCATAACGTACCTAGACATGTATTCTTCTGGGTTCCATAAATACTTAACGTAAAGTTTCCAGAATTTCTTTTGATCAGGATGTACGAAGTGTTCTATATGTGGCCATAACCTAAAGGTGTGACTGTTAGGTTTACCCTTCCACCACCAACTGTTTCGTTCAGGAGAAGACCAGCCTACTATTACTATCAACTCTTCTGTAGATTTACCTGTAGATAGATATTCCTGTGTTACATAGTCTATAGTTCTCTGCAGTATAGATTTATTATCATCGGCTGGCCAAGCTAAATTTACTGTATCACAATTTAAATACTCTTTTATATAGGTAGGCCATATTCTGCTGGTTCTGTATTTAATGTTTTCTTCTAGGTAATCATACTCACCTGCATACACATCAGGTGGATACTTAGCAGTTAAAACTGGATCTACTATCTCACATCCGAAAACCCAAGAGTCTCCGTTACAAACTAATTTATATTTCATTGTATATAAAATTCTTTACTAAGTTCTACTAATTCATGATAGTTTTCCTCATAGTTTAAATTTAAATCCAAAGCAGATTTTCTTACTACTGAAAAACTATAAGGCTTATGTACTGATGTAGTATCAATATTTACTTGATGCAAATACCTAGTCATTAAAGTTCCCGGTCCAAGATGTTGCTCAGGAGATATATTGGAAGTATCACCTGGTATGTAATTGTAAGAAGGGTAAAAGCCTTTGAATCCAGCATAGGAATATAAATTAGCTGCTGTATTCATTGTGGCTGAGTCTCCCATATAGGCTACGTCATCGGTATTCGAAACAAATAATTCTCTTTCTAACTTACTGTAATGGCCTAAAGTGTATATAGTCCTATGTTGTATTTGACTGTTATCATAGTTCATTTTGCTGCTTGGTGGAAATATAATGTCCGGTCTTGTCCTTATCACCAAGTCGTAAGTAAACCTATTTTCGTTTTCAAAATCGCATTTCATTTTATTAACTCTGTAGCTAGAGTATAAAATAGGTCCCCATATATTGTGAGGGTTTACTTTTTCAAATTGCTCTACTTTTAAACCCTTTAAAGATTTTAATTTTTTTTCTATATACTCCCTTTCCACAAATGCAGGTTCAAGGTCTGTAATATACCTAGGCATAGTTTTCTCTATGCTGGTATTTAGCCATAGGTTTACATCCCAAGTATGCATAAAATAATCCACCTCAATTTCCACGCCTCCATTTTCAATTGAAGAAAAAGTTGGGCTAAAAAAAGATTGTATAGAGGGTAGGCATATTTTATAAGTTCTAGATTGTCCAGCTAGCAGTACAGCTACTTTGTATTTGGTCTTGTTATATTTCATAAACTTAAAATATTTTTAGAACCTATATCACACCCATAAGGATTTTTTTCATACGATTTCAAATTACTGAAGTAGCTATTACTTCTTGCTACTTTCGAATCAGCCTGTATAGAGTTAATAGTCAAAAACATAGTCTGTAGATACAAGCTGAAAAGAAGGTGAGGTGGAGAATTTTTTGGGTTATTACCTGATACCTCATATACATAAGGTAAGTAATCTACGTATTGACTTATAATATCATATGTGACTGAATCGCTATAAAAAAGTATATCTCCTACCGTTACAAAGGGTAAATTTTCTATTACATTAGTATGTGTAGAGTGTATATTAAATGGTTTTGGTTTTTTTAATTCATAATGAAATAAAAGAATATCGTTAAGGGTAAAAAAAGAATCATATCTCATTCTGATTACAATATCGTAAATAAAACCATTCTCTATTTCATATGCAGATTTTAGTTCTCCTGCTTTTTTTATACCGTAATATTGAGGAGCTAACCAGTCTGGAGTTCCAAAGCTTTCTACATCTTTTTTTCTATGGTTTACTATTTGTCTTAACACTCTAGTAGACATACTTTCGCTCATTTCTCTATCTTCTAATACAAAACTAATAGGATTGTAAGATTCGAATAATTCAGCTGTCTCTTCTTCCTCTATGAGTGTATGTTCATAAATCTCTCCTTTAGAAGTAGTAACTACATGATTGGAGGTAGTATTAAAATTCCATGCATGCATAAATATATCAGGAGGTGTATCAAATTCCGATATGAATTTCTTAATAGATGGTAAAGCAATTTTCCAAGCTCGGGGTTGACCGCTAAAACATATAGCTACTTTAAGGTTGGACATAACGTTTAATCATTAAACCACAAAGGGTCGTATTTTATTATATTATTTTTATTACTTGAATAATCCTTAACTTTGTAAGGAGTGGTTTCAGTAAAATCTGAAGAAAAAATAACTGATTCTGAGTCTTCTCCATATAAATAGGTTTGTTTAAATTCTTCATAGTTATCAAATAAGGAATCTAAATCAGCTTTTCCCATAAGTTTATTTTGTATATGTAACTTACTTATGTCCCCAATAAAAATGCTTGCATAATCTTCATCATACCCTTCTTTACCTTTGCCTAAATTATTACCACATCCAACCCATTTTAATGACTTTTCATAATCTATAAGATGACTGTATGGGGCTGAAATTTTATCTCCAGAAACATTAACGTAGAATTTTGAATTAAATCTAGAAATAGTTACTTTAAATACTAAATGTTTATCTGGGATTAGTGGCACGTCTATGGTTTTTTGTATAGTTCCTTCAGGTTGGTGTTCCCACCATTGGTATGAAAGGTAGAAGAACATATTACTGTTCCCATCCATTTTTGCAGAAACAAAAACTCCTTGATGCATTCCTGTTGCTCCTACTATACATCCGTTATAAAACTTAGACTGAGTAACTTTACTTCTAATAGCTTCATAGTCAGGGGCTACGACCAATGCAATAATGGATTCATCTTTAAATATTTGATCATAATTACGTTTAATCAGGTCATACTTATTATCTATACTAAATAAGTATGTATTATTTTTATCTATTCTCATTACTTTAAAGTTAAACAGTGTTCATAAAAATCTACTAATTCAGGAAAAGTATTCTTTATATCAGTTCCTCTTCTTCTGTCATGTTCCTTAAAAAACCTACCGAAGTTGCGTCTTTGAACATGTACTTTTTCTTCTTTTTTAAATTTAGAAGTCATCCAATCATAAGACCTTTTTAATTTCTGGATCTCTACATCTGAGTATCCTACTAGGTTTTCATGGAATTTAGGTGCTGCTAAAAAATCCATCTCTGCTATACTATCCCAGAGTACAGGTCCCCATATCTTATCATCAAGTATCTGTATTGTTTGATGAGCAGGATGACGTAAGTAGGAGGTATCTAAAAATACAGCGGATTTCCAATATCTGTCGTTTGATGCATATTCTAATTTAAGGTTATGTACGTTAGTAACTAACTTTTTGTAATTTGGAACGGATAAAGCATTAAAGGTAGACATTATAGTAACATTTACTCTAGGGCATTGAGTTAGTACTTTGTTCATATTATCCCACATCTTATTAAACACTAAACCGTCTCTAATATACTCTGCCTGTTCACCCCATGTATCAACAGATGTAAATAAAATAAATTCTTTTACAAGTCCTCTGTCTTCTATTATTTTAATTTTTTCAATTAATTTATCTACTAGGTTATCTGGTATACCTAAATTAGAGTTAATTGCAAGATTTAATTCTTTGTTTGGTTTATCATGCTCTATTATATAGTCTAGAACTTTCCATGTGTCTTTAGAAAGCAAAGGTTCTCCTCCTGTAATTCTGAATGTATGTAAATCTCTATACAAGTATGGCCACCATTCCCAAAATGCATCTACGTAGGGATTGTGATCTTTGTGGTGTATAGGCATTTTGTTTTCAGACTTCAGCCTACTTATATCGTTAAATTTATCATCAGTAGGGTATGCGCCGTATTTTTCTGCTTCTTGTGCCCAGGAAGAGGAGAAGGATGGACCACAGTAAGAACATTTAAAATTACAAGCATTAGAAAAAGCTACCTCTATGTAAGTAGGGTTAATATCTTCTCTCCAATTACTGTTAGCTATTTTATCAAAATGCGGTAGAGACCAAGATTCGTTGGATTTAAATACTCTGTCTGAGAATTGTTCTGAGTTATCTTCTACATTCCAGCAGTAATTACATTCTTTAGGTCTCTTACCTTCTAGCATTTCTTTCCGTTTTAATTTCTTAAAACGAGTATTGTGAAGTGCTGATGGATTATACTTTATTTCAGCTAAAGGTATTTTATGTGTAGCAGGGTGATGACATGAATGAGTTTGGCCCATCTGTAAATGTACTGTTGCTTGTGTCCATTTTGCAAGGCACATCCCACAGCCTACTTTATCTAACTTTTCTTTAGTGTTTCTGTATACATCCTCTTCTCTAATAATCTCTGTTTTTTTCATAACTCTATATTAAGCATTTTAGCCCAAGGTGTTAATTTTTGCTCACTTATTAAATTATACTCTACTTGTTTTATACCGTCTTCTTTATAGTCAATCTTTCCTTGTTGCATATTTAAAACATACCTTCTTTCATTAGCAGCGGTAGTTTCACCTTTTGACCATTTGCCGTTTACTAGTCCTTCATCTTCATGAGGTAGGCAGCGGAATTTACCTTCTCTACGGTGAGGTATAATAGCATTGTAGAGTAGCATGTCTTCCTCTACTGTTTCTACATTTTCACTTATTATATTAGTATTTTCTGAAAGTTTAAATACAGTATCTTCTTTGCTTTTTATAATTACCTCTCCTATACCACCTTTAAACCTCTTACCTGGGTAGTCTTCTTCGAAAGTAGGAGTGTATCCTAAAAATATATCGCTTTCTTTATACTTAGTACTTAGTTTACCATTATAGACTAGTGGGGAAGGAGTACCGTGTCCAAGATCTACATCTGCTTCGACGCCGTTTACAAAAAAGTTTACAGTTTTATTACGCGGGTGAAACTTAACAGTAAGCCAAGTCCATTGATTAGCATATCTTTTTATCCACATGTAATTATGTTGATGAAAAGTATTAAAAAACTGAACAGTCATAGCCCTGGAGTTATTGAATGATAATCCAAAGTCTTCTCCAGGAATTCTAAATATAGGATATTCAAAAAACTTAGCATTTCTATCTCCTATAAGATGTATCTGGGCTTTATCTTGCTGATGTTCTGCTTTGGTAAGTACTGATATTTCAAATTCTCTTTGGAAGAATCCTTTTGGTAGTACCTCTTTAGGTATTGTTACTTTAGAATCTTTACCGTTAAAGTATAAATGGGTAGGATAAGTAGGTAAATCACTATAAGTAGCGTTTGTCATACCTTCCAAGTGACATCTCCAGAAAAGATCATCGTCTTCCATACCCCAATCCCAATACTTATTCGAATAACCATTAGTTGCTTCAACCTGCTCTCTACTAAATAGAACTGCTCCACCAAAATATTCAAAATACTTTAGTTTATAGTCCATTTGTGATATTTGAGTAGCTAGATGTATTGGATTCTCTGCAGGGAAGGAGTAATCAGCATTTTCTTCTGGAATCATATCAATATCATGCCATACAATATAATCACACCCCTCTTCAAAAGCATGTTTAGCAGCTATATTTTTCATAGCACCTCTATTGAATAGTTTGTCATCTACTTGATGAGCAAAATACATTTGAAAATCTATTCCAGCATTTTTTAAATATTTTCCTACTTTAGGAATAAATTCATTTAGATGCATTTCCCTATTTCTATATGGTACACAGACTCCTAACTTCATACTCCTACTTTTAAGTGGGTTGATATCCCTTTTTTTTCTTTTTTATGTAATTTATATTTTAAATTAGATAATCCCTCATATTCTTGTTCGTTAGTATTAAGTAAAACTTCATTATTGAAGCGAAGTTGGTTCCAACGGGTCAAATCATTTTGCCATACCCCATCTTTGAATCCTAAGTCGGGGTGATAAAGTTTTTCTACTTTACCCTTTCTTCTGTGTGGTATATAACTAAAATTAAATGAATCTTGATTGAGCACCTTATTGTCTATATTAGCTTCTTTGTAAAGAACTGTGATATCTTCTTTGTATTTGTTTAAAAATTTAACTGAATCTATGGCTCCTTTAAATTTATGTTTTTTGTTATGGTCTGATCCAATATTAATGTATTTAGTTTTATTGTAGTTAAAAATGGGGTTATCTAAGATTTGTTCTCCTACTAATTCCCCATTTACATACATTTTAATTGTTTTTGACCTTGAAAAATACTCTATGTTAATAATAAAGTTTCTAAGATCAGATACATTAGAATATAAAGTGTACATTTTATTAGCTTTGTCAAAAACCTCTAAATAAAACCTTTTAAATGAAGTATACTTTAACTTAAAATCACACCCTTCTATATTGAAAACAACAAAATCATCTTTTTGAGTATCATGATTATATATAACTTCTCCTACCCTTAATTTAATTTCTACTTTAAAATCTCTAACTACAGTAATAGTGTTTTTAAATAACATATAACTATTAAACCCATTGAATATGGAGGTTGGTGTATTAGGAGGTGAATAGGTTTCTTTTATAGGTATAAGATCTAGCTCATTTTTAATACACCTGTACCTTAAATCGTCATCTTCGAACCCCCATCCCCAATATTTATTAGAAAAACCATTTATTTTTTCAAATTGGTCTGTAGGGAATAATGTTATACCTCCAAAATAGCTATCAAAAGGTAGATTTTCAGATATTAAATGTACGGGGTGTTCGCAATAAGAATAATCTATATCTAAAGGTAATATATCTACATCATGAAATACTATATGGGTGCAGTTTTGTTCCTTAGCTTCTAAAAAACCAACATTACATAATTTTCCTCGGTTAAAAGCCTTAGCATTATCTTGCTCTACTATAATTAAAGTGTAGTCGTAGTTATTTTTATTAAGGTATTCTACTATATGCTTTTTAAAGAGTTTATAATGTTCCCACCTATCTCGAAAAGGTACAACTATACCTACTTTACTCATCTTTATTTAAAGGATCTACATAATTTTGTTTCCAAAGATCTAAATACCAAGCTATTCTTTCTCCCCATTCTTCTTTATCCACTTCCTCAAACCATAGAGTTAATGCATCTAAGGAATCTGCTATCTTTTCTAGTGATTTTACTTTACGTTCTTCTAATTCTTTACTCATATTGTAACTATTTTATTTCTCAATTTACTCCAGTGTGTATAATCATTATAATTAATATAAGAAAATTCTTTTAATTCTTCAACTAAATACTCAGAATTAGTAATATCTATTTTCCAATCTGATGATCTTATAGCTTGGTACATTTTTTCATACTCTTTAGAGTAGGAATACTCCTTTTTAACATCAGCTACCTTTTTTATCCTTTCGATACAGGTAGAGTCCCACTTAAAGTGGTGTACTTGAGTAAAACATTCTTCTACCGGCATTCGTAATGGGTGTTCTTTCCCCCAACTTGTCATATTATTACCTAAATCTACATAATGCTGACCGGGGGTTACATCTATGTTTCCTTTCATTAAGGTTACCTTACTAGGACATGCACCAGACATGGGATATCGAAAGAAACCAGCCAGTGGAAATGCTTTATGTATATCTGTCTCTCTACTTACTTTAGGAAATATACCATCTTTACCTATGCGATCTATAAACCCACCGGTAACAAAGGAATAACCATGTTTATCACAGTGTTTAATGATATTATCTACATTCTCTGGGTATACTTGTAGTTCGTCATCGTCAGATACTATCCACCAGTCGTTAGGTTTAGTTATTTTAATAGAATTATAAATTTCTGTTACTCTTTTCCAGTTATATTTATTTTCTGTAAATACCATATATGGTTCTATACCTAAGTCTTGTATTTCCTGTAGTATTGTATCATTATCTGATTGTCTATAAACAGCTACATATACTTTATCCACTATATTTTCATAGTGTTTAAGCATATGAGGTAGAATATGTGTATTCTCACCAACTACTGTTACTAAATTAAGCATGTTGTAATATTGTTAAGCCAGTTGAACTAGGTTTTGTTCTATGTATACCGTTATTGAATAGATTAAATAGGTTCCATTCTTTATTCTCTTTTAATTCAGCTATAAACTTTGATGGACCGTTATTAAATGTATCAAAATGGTTTTGATCAGCAATATCCTTACTTACTATATAGTCTTTAGAGTAAGATATATCAGTATCGTGAATAGATATAATACCTTTATCAGATAATAGCTTACTATATAGTTCAAAGTCCTGTTTAATATCTTCATATGAATGTCCTGCATCAATATGTAAGTAATCGATCTTAATATCCTCTTTTACAAAGAAGTTGTAGTAAGCTTTTTCAGTAGTTTCGTTGATAATACGCGGACAGAACGTTTTTCTAAAGAAAGAATCAGGATCTAACCAGTCAACATGTCCTCCTACTTCATTAGCAGCATCTACCACTACTGTAGTCCCTATATCTCCCCAATTGTAGTCGTTATCCCCTTCAAATATACCTTGTTCATGCAAATCCATCCTAGCTTTAGTCATTATCCGGGGTATAAAGCCACCTCCTGAACCTAAACATACGCATACCTTAGCTCGCATGTACTGAATAAATGAGTATATTAGTAATCCGTCTCCTAAATCGTTATCCGTAGCTCCATGAGTCCATCTATAGTTAACTGGAATGCTTTCTAAGTATTTATTACCATTAGTGTCAATACTTTCTTTAGTATTATTGGTAATGTTATGTTTAATATAGTTTTTATCTAATATACTCATCAGCCTCTATTTAGTTTGCTTATTATTTGCATATCTACATTACTACCATTAGTAATAACTCTTCTTAAAGGTTCTATTTCATTAATATAGTTAAAACCATCTAAAGATCCTACTATTTTAGGTTTATCCATCCAGTAATGTCTAAAGTGTAAAGGTATTACAGCTGTATCTATAAGACCTTTGGTTCCTTTAATCCATCTTCTATCATTGCAGTGCCAAATATCCGGTATTAAGCATTGATATTCTATATTATGAAGATCTAGTAAGTGTTTGAGTAGTAATTGTTCTGCATAAACTAAGTAGTTAGAGTTGGGAGCTTTTAGTTTAGTAAACTCTTTCATTAGCTCTAGTGAGGTATTAGCATAAGAACGGGCAAATGCAGGGTTAGGGTAGTAATTAAAGCAGCAATTAACTGAGTTAGTATTAGGACGGTTGAGTATATGTCTAGTTCGTTTAACATACTCGTCCATTACGCTTGGATAGTAACTTTCTCCATTTTCTGCGTGACCTACTATAACTTTATCTTTAAGGTACATTTCAAAGCTTTTATATACTACGAAATCGTGGTCTAACACTACTGAAGGTTCTGTAATACCGGAAAGTATTTCTAATTTAGAACTTGCCCAGAAGACATTCTTGTCTATTTGCTGATTAAATGAAACTCTGTGTACCTTATCCCATATATCTATTGCGTTTATATCTGAAAGGAATGAATGGGTCATTTTATCACAATACAACACAGTATTAGTGTTTGGATTATGTTTTTTCCATTGGATTGCTGAAGTTAAAAGTAGATTTACTTTTAGTTCAGTATAAAAGCTAGAGTGTTTTTTGATATTTTCTAATATCCATATAACATTTACCATTAAAACTTATTTTCTTATTAACAAATAGTACCGGATGTTATTACTCCTGAGCTATTCACTGTCATTACTGAGGTACCATCTGAGTATTTACCTGCTGTTACTGGTGTTACTAAAGTAGCGGATGTATAGTAGGCATATGCATCGTCAAAGTCAGAGCCATCTGCTGCATTCCAGTATACTGTTACGTTAGTAGATTGTGCACATGCTGTAGATGCATCTGAAGCATGGAATCCTAAACTTGCATTGTTACTACTTGGGGATGTAGCCCAACAGTAGAAATTAGTTACGCCTGTATGATCTGTAGCAGTTAAATTTAAAGTAGCAGATGTTGATATAGTAGTACTTCCTCCCGTATCTGATGTCCATTTTTCGAACACATACGGGTAAGTTGGGGTAGCAACTAATCTTACTGTTGTATTGTCATTATACGAGTTGTTTTTAATAGCTAATGAACTACCAGCACTAACTGTACCGCTTGTATAAGGTAGTGTAACTTGTGCCGATATGTTAGTCTTCGTTACTACGTTACCGTAAAATAGTTTATTAGCTTTTAATTCACTATTAACGCTAAGGTTGGTAGCTCCAGGATCAGTAACTATTTCTCTGGCCCATCCTGCTGAACCGGATGTAGAAATATTACTATCACCATCAACGTTATTAGCCCAGTCATCTGTACTGCTCCAAGTTATGTTTGTATTGCCGTATTCGTGAACTGCCATTTTACTCTTTTTTTATTTCTATATCAGGAAAAGTATTCAAAAGTTCTTCCTTAACTTTATTGTAACAGAATCCAAATATGTCTTTCTGTATAGCATCTAAAGCTGGTATTGAATATTCTTTTTCTTCTTCTCCTATTTTAATATTCTTCTCTATTTCTACTTCTCGATACTTAGTAATTTCTTCACCTTCTTCGTCGAAACTAACATAAGGAACGTTCTCTTTTACTAGTCCTTTAGTATAAATAGGCTCTTTGATCAGTACTTTTTGAGTTAGATCTAGCTTTAAAACCGAAGGCAGTCTAAGTTCTTTACCTTCTGGGTTTTCATCGTTATATATAATTATTTCATATGAAATACTGTCTACCGGTTCAGTTTTTTCTAAATTACTATAGTAGCTCAAGCTAATAATTACTCTATTAACTTCTTTTTGAATAGTTATTTGACTTATTCTACAGTATATAGACTTAGTTGAACCTTTTACAGTATCTGTATCTAAATTAAATAGTAATCCCATTATATATATCTTGTTTTAGATGAATTATATACCTGGTATATTTCGGAATCCGTCAAAACCTTTTCATAGTACATAAATTGATTTAAATCACCTGCCATATTTCCATATGTATTAGTCCAACTTCCCCACCTCATAGTACCCGATCCATCAGGGTTATCATGGGATGAATTTGAATTTCCTGTTTGCTTTAAAACTCCGTCTATATAAAATTTTGTTGTTTGAACTCCCACATCAGGACCAGTAGTAGTATAAGCTCTCATATGCCAATTTCCATCATTTGCACCATGGTTGCTAATGGTAGAAAAACCATTGGTACCACCTGCATCAGAATAGTTAAGTACTCCGTGACTAGCAGAAGTACCACTGGGTGACATATAAAAAGAAGTTCGTCCATTAAAACCTCCGCCGTATATATTCTCTGATTGCTGTCCTGAATTGTCAAATTTAAACCATGATATAACAGTATAGGAGTCGACCCTATCTACATTGACATTACCTCTCCAGGTAGTATCCCTATTGACTGAACCTGCATAGGCATTGTGTCTCAATACTAAGTTACCTTTATGACTTACAATGTCTTGATAGTCTGATGAAGCTACGTCGTTGTAAAAATGTGCAATTGTATAATCTGTAATAAGATTATATAACTTTGTACTAGAAGGTAATCCTGTATCTACAACTGCTGCTTGATAACATTTTGGGTTAGCTACATCAATTAATACCTTTAGTTCGTCAAGTGGTATAGTAGGTCCTGTATACATTATAATCCGAATCTTGATTTATGTGCTAAGAAGTTTTGAGCTGCTTCTGCTGCGTTTAATTTTTTATTATAAAAGTAAATTGGCCCCATATATCCTGACCATTCACTACTAGTAGTATATCTTGTACCAATTCTATAGTTTATGCCAAAATCTTCATCTGGTGAGGATGATGTTGATAATACTACCTCTACTCCGTTTATATATAATTGTGAACCAGTACTATCAGAAGTAGCAACTATATGTATCCATTTATTAATAAAAGCAGTTGCCCCCGAATTATAAGAACCTTCAAAATTATATCTTAAATTATTTGTCCAATTTATATTATAACTTGAATAATTTGATAAAAACCAAGCTCCACTGTTGTTTCTTCCATCTGTTATATATTGAGTAGCAGAAGAGTTTTTGTAGAGCCACATAGAGATTGCTGAAGATGTTGTACTTCCTAAATTTCCATCTATATTTATTCCCTTACTTCCAACAAAGTCAAATACCCCGCCTTTTGTAGAATTATA